ACCCTTTGTGCTCAAACATAGACGATATTAATGCACATTATTTGAATAAATTTATCCAGAAAGGAAATCAACAGCATACCTATGTGCCTCTAGTGAGTGAATCGGCAAAGAGGGATTCTAAATGGATTTATAAACAGAATATCCCAGAGAAAAATCAACTATGCGTAGGGTGCCAAATATACATTACACATAATGTGTCCTTTGACAGTCAAATTGTGAATGGGACGCGCGGTGTAATTACCAAATTATCTGAGAACGCGGTAACCATCCTACGAACCGATGGAACCACCTGTACGATCGCACCCTATACCATTGAACACGATGAAATAAAAGCCATTACCATTACCTTTATGCCTATTAAACTAGCCTTTGCTCTGACCATTCATAAATCTCAGGGGATGACCTTGGATGCGATACAGATTGATTTGGGTGAAAATATCTTTGAATATGGCCAAGCCTATACGGCTATTTCCAGAGCAAAAGACCTCCAAAGCATTAAAGTGGTGAGCTTTGACCCAAAAGCCTTTAAAACCCATCGCGATGTTAAAAAATTCTATGGGTATATAGTATAGAATGAGTAGCAGATCTTCTCCGTTAGAACTGGGTGATATTTCTTTAGAAGATACAGACAAAGACAAACATTCTAGAAACTTTCTAAAACTACCACGGGATGTATTAAGAAATATATCTAACAGAATCACTTTTAAATTATATAAAATAGACCAAGGTATTCATCATCTATGGTATTTAATCCCCACAAATTTAAGTAAGTCTAACCCTACACATGATGATATATATAAAAGTGCAGAAAGGAATGATACACCTTTCTATAAGATATATAGTGGTTTTAAACATTTTAAAGATATAGACAATAAAATGATTAAAAAGGAATACATTTTGTATATAAGAAATTATAATAACAGACACGAATTTCACAATTTTAAATTAGATGAACATCCTGCAGAGAAATTCATACTTATAGAACAGCTTGAAGGTAAAACGCTTATTATAACAGAAGATATTAAGGATGTAGGACATCATATGCACAACATCCTTAATATGAAAATTGAGAAGAAAGGGGGTAAGAAAAAGAGTTTAGATGACCTTACTGTTAAGGAGCTACAAGAACGTTGTATAAAACGTAAGATTAAGTATAGCGGAATGCGTAAAGCAGAGTTAATTGCGGCTCTCCGTAATTAAAGCGAACATAATATATAGGATAAATCAACGTATGGATCGCGTATTGACTAAAGAAGAACAAACCATTATTGCTGAATATATGGATTATGTAAAACAAAGGGACTCTGTGCAGTTTGATAATTCATGGGACTATCGTTCATGGGTAAATCGCTACGCAACGAAGTATAGAAAATTTCTAGAAACCGCTTCTCAAGAGGATAAGGATGTATTTAATTCTCGCAAGTGGGAAGTATTTGAAACCTAACATTTATTTTTTATTTTTCGTTAAACCAAGCACAATGTAATATACATATAATATCACTGGGACAACGACGCAAATGAGTTCATCGTAGCGGATGAGTGGAACATCTGGTAAGTATAAACGTTGAATATCTTTACGCACAAGAGCATACCATCCTGCGAATATAATATAACCATACAGGATAGACGTTGGATCGGTTGGCAAACCAATCAATAGAACGGGTAATGAATGAACAATATAATCAAACATTAGCATATACGTTTTTGAATTAAATATTACACCAAACTGCTTATAGAAGTTTTGAACTGATTTAAATCCAAAACGAACATATACATAGGTAACACATATATACACAATTACGGAAAGCGTTCGTATAATTTCATTTACGGGTTTAGGAAGGCCCTTATATAAGAAGATTATAATACTTAATATAAATGTATATGTGGTTAATCGTTGTAATGTATCTAAAAGCAAAGTCATTACTAATAATAAAAGCGACAATAAAACAAAAATGAATGGACTCTATTGGAAAATTTCAATGCCCTATATGTTTATCCGTAAATTTATTGTTCTAAATGATATGGAAAAGAGAACAAATGATTACGATGCAGATGCGAATAAATATATAATAAACGATAGACCGCTACTCTTTACCGAAAAAATATATACCGCTACATTATCTAGCCTATTTGCGCGCTATGCGTTTCCAATATATACCTTCTTAGATATATGTAAGTTGGAATCCTTGATACGAGATATAGAGTTGTCAAAGAAAAAGAAAATGCACGGCTTTATAGATATCTTAATTGAATAATAGCATAAATTTGGCAGTGGGACATCCCACTGTATGTAACCATTCAATCATCTCTATATTACCCAATTTTACTGCTTCAGTGAATACGACGGCATGTAGTGGGCATCCCTTCTCATAGATCCATTTCAAGTTCTCAAGGTTTCCAGATTTTGCGGCGCTAACGAGTGTCCATATATCCCATGGGTATTCTTGTTCCCATGCCCATTTTATATTCTCAAGGTTGCCTGATTTAACAATGCTGTTCAAGGGCTGAATGTAATGTCTTAATGTAGCTACATGCTTTTGAAGAACTGGCAGAGGTAGGTCCTCAGATAAACTCAAGATGGACATGGGTATCATTTCATAAAATTGTTTGTTTGTAACCCTCAATAGTTGCCTTTCATTATGCCCCAAAGCGCTTATTATTTTTTCAAGTAGATATGTATCTAATAACTCCATAACAGTAATATATCGTCTAAACCTTAAATAACACATTTAAGAGAATAATGTGTCAGATATATATGTATAAGAATGACGCTAATGGCTAAGTATATGTTGGTATCCATGCCCTATATGTTTGCTCGCAAATGGATTGTTCTAAGAGACAAGAAATATGGTGATACAGAAATTCTTTATACAGACAAACTTGTCGCCGCTATGTGGTCATCTACCATGGCGATTTATAGCTTTCCTATCTATATGATTATAGATATTCGTCGTTTTGAGGCAAAGACGCGAAACATAGGTTACGAAGAAAATAGGCTAACTAATTTTATGGACATTCTACTAGAGTAAAAATTGAAGAAATGGTATATATGTATGCATCTATAAAAATGAACGCAAAAACTACCTATGTGATGGTCGCTATGCCCTATATGTTCGCTCGTAAATGGGTTGTGCTAAGGAACAAGAAATATACCCTCCATCACTATAAAAAGGATACAGTTACTAAAGAGATCCTCTATACAGACAAAATGATCGCTGCCTCATGGTCTGCACTGGTAGGAATCTACCTCTTTCCCATCTACGTGATGAGTGATATACGGCGTCTTGAAGAAACTATCCGAAACATAGAGACCGAAGAAAGGGTTCTAACCGGTTTTATGGATATTTTTGTAGAATAATGCGTCGGGGATATTTTGAGTAGATATATCCTGGGATATTTTGAGCAAATATAGGCTAGGATATATTAAGTAAAAATATCAATGTCCCATAACAACGTTGTTATGGGACATATCTACAGAAAGCTAAAATATCCTGGTCTTTAATTTATGGGAAAAAGGCTGGGATATATTGAGTGAATATATCCTTTTGCGAAAATGCTTTTAAAATTTATTTTTGCCTACTTTAACGAATTAGTTCCCACATCATGCGCAAAATTTCTTTACAAATACCGCTCCTGATTGCCCAGATGCGCAGTAGGCAGGGCGGGATGACTAACTTTTGACAAGATGGCGACAGTTGAAAGGTCTTTGACGCTAGGAGTATGTTTTATGGCCGCCCTAATCATCTCCATAGATGGGATAGCTGTATACGTCTTTGACACGGTGGCTCTTAATAGAATCTATGATCTCGAGTTTCGCGAGAAGTTCTGCGAGAGATAGTTCCTTGATGTGGTTTATACCATTGTTACTTTTTATCGTCCACTCTACGGGTATTTTTTTAATTTCATTGAACCCGGTGCTCTGAGTCGTGTAAATAAAGTTCTTCAAGATGTATATGAATGCCTTGATCTCTTTCAGGTTGTTTGCGTCTGTGCCCTTGTAAGCGTAAGGTTCCAGGGCGGATTCAATGGTTATTATCTTATTGGCGTTGTTAGACATGAAATTGATCGTTGAGATCTTATATAATGCCGGCCCCATTATTGAGAGACTTAGCTTGTGGATGTTCTCATAAGAGTTGTGTTCATAATGAAATGTCCACCGTTGCTGGACTCCTTCACCTACTTTGAAAGATATATTCGTGTGGTTGCCGTAGATATGAGTTGGCCTTGAGGATGTTATTGTGGGAAATTCGGCGACAAGATACATTCTTTTGATTATAGAGCTTGTATCGTTTGGTAGCTTTTGAAAGTTCTCATAGAATGTCGTCATATCTAGACCCTCAATACGTAACATAACATATGTAAGAGATGTCCTTATCTTACGATCAGCGTTAATACAACTTTATACGCTACCGTCAATTTTTGTTACACATAGGTATCTTTACGTATAATTCTTGAAAATTCTCTCGGTAAGGGCTGGGTTGTTCGCGACGGTAGCGTATCCTTTCTTAAATAGCTGGAATAGGGCGGGGTCGCTTTCCATTGTGGGGAAGTAGGGCATTGCTTCCAGTGACCAGGCCATTCTCTCCATGGTCTCCTCATTATAGTTATGGATCTCTTCGGACAGGTCAAAATCCGCTATGTAGAAACGCGTCTTTCTGGATAGGTGCTCGCGGCCTAGATATACCTCAATATCGTAAGCGTCGTTTTTACCCATGGTATGGATTAGGGCCATTGTCATACCGAGTTCATAACAGGCTATTTTTAGTTCCGGTTCAGTCACGTAGCTTCTAATCTCTTTTAGGCCAATGAATTCTCCACGGGATTTAAACACCATTTTACCCGAGGGAATGCCCAGTTGTGCTTGAATCGTATGGGATGGTTTATATGCGCCTTTACGGTGTGTTAGGCTAAATCGTCTTACATCATCTGGGCGATAGATTCTGGGCATAATCATCGTGCATTTTCCATCGGTCTCTTTAAACTCTACGGGTTTGATAATACGCACCATTTTAAGGCTCTTGTATTTGGGCTCCTCACTTATCTTTGACATAAACGTATTTATCTTATGGAATTCATTGCTCCATTTACGACAGCTATTCATTTTCTTATCACTCACTTTTGCACATATAGTCGGGTCATTCTTAATTTCATACACACTTCCATACCCACCGCGCCCGATTTCAAGACCGAGCTCCATTGCTGCACGTATATACTATAGGTTATATATTATTCATTTTTATATCTGAGATTGAATCAATGCAAGGGCTTTGTTAAAAATCTCCTGCACACGAGGATAAGATAACTTTGAAAGTATCTTTACGATTTGGTATAGCGAACGCCTTTGAATCATCGCGATAAAATCTTCTTGTATTTCTTCATTGTCTGGTTCATCCAACGTTAAATCTAGTAGGGCGAAAATGCTCATATCTGAATCACCCATTTATAGATGTCTCTTATTTTTTCTTTATTAGGTTTTCTTGATAAATGCAGTTACATGATTGAATAACCAAGAACCCTTGACGTATTTAATCGCTTTAGTTGCATGTTCCTTTGCTTGCTTTGAGGATATATAAGAGTGAATCTTATCATGTTCTAATTCCTCTTTATGGATGCATTCCATAATGATGGCATCATTGCTACATATAATGGTTCTATGGTCGTCTTCATATATTTTAAAGTAATGAAAGTTATAGTAGCTATTTTCTTCTTCTGGGTCATGGTCTTCCCCGTCACTCCATGAACGGCAGATGGAATAATACATGGGGTATTCGGTGGGCATTAGGACGGGTTGTGTATCTGGTTGATCTACAAGGGCTAAATGCTTCTCTGGCTTGATGGGATGTATCTTATTAATCATTGTGATTGCTTCTTGACGTGAGATAGAAAGTAGCTGTTCAACCACTAATACGGCAACGGCGGCACTTCGGTTATAACCTGCCACACAATGTAAATAAACATTCTTGCATTGGTAAATGTGAGAGATGCATGTAGCTACGGCCTCTTGCATGTTCTTTTTAGAAATGTTGTCTGGTTGTTGAAAAGAGACGGGATAGCGTAGGAATAGTATATGTTCGTCTTCTATCGTTTCCACTTGGTCTTCGGGTGCCATACATATAGCCACGTGTATTTCCAAATTATATAAGTCTAATATCGTATAATCACGTGATCCAAGATATAGATACGGAATGATCTGGTGGGCGTCCATTATCTATAAAAATAAAGATACGTTTAAACCTTAAGTCTTGCAGCTTCTTCCATAACCTCTCTGGTGATATTAATGACATGGACTTTTAGACGGGTGATTGTTTCTTTGTAATCACTACTTTCATAGTCTAGTTCATTAAATACCTGGATTTGTCTC